GCAACGGCACCTTCACTGAAAAACAAAGACCCGGATGATACGGCTTGGTGCGTGATGCTGTATAATCAAAGTACGAAGAAGATATTGATCCTTGAGGCAAAGGCGATGAAATTAGAGCCGGCAGAAGTTTACAGGAAATTACAGGAGCTTGCGTTCTTTTACAGAGACTATTTTGGCTCTCTTAGCATTCCGTTCAAGGTGCGCTGGGAAGAAGAACCAGGCTCGGCAGGTAAGCGGGAGAGCCATTATACGCTGGTTCCGATGTTAGCGGGAATGGACGCCAGAGGAGTCAGATCAAGCGGAGATAAAATAACCAGAGCCAGACCGCTTGCGTCATACGCTGAGCATGGTTTAGTTGAAGTTCTGAAAGGTGATTGGACAGAGGCATATATCACTCATATGCACAACCAGCCGTCCGAACATGATGACATGATGGATGCGTCATCGGGCGCTTTTGATGATTTGGTAACAGTTTTCCAAAAAAGGGAAGCAAGGAGTTGGCAAGGATGATAAGCGATTTACAGGAAGCTTTTGAAGCGTTGCAAGGTAAACAGAGGCATGTAAAAAAGATGTACGACTACTACGACGGGAACCAACCGCTGATGTATACGGCGACCCGATTACGTGAAGTTTTCGAAAACCGGTGTGCGAGATTTTCTCAGAATTGGTGTGCAGTCGTGGTTAATTCTATACTGGACAGGCTGGAAATTACCGGCTGGGATGCGGAGGACAGGGCACGAAACGCAAAGCTCGATGAGCTTTGGTCTGACCTTCACATAGGTATCGAGGCAGATGAAGTCCACGAAGCAATGGCTGTTACCGGTGAAGGTTTTATCATTGTCGGAACGGATGAAGCCGGCAACCCGGAAGTTTACCAAAATCATCCGGCGAACGTGTTTGTCCGCTATCAAGATTCATCGCCGGCAAAGAAAAAGTACGCGGCGAAATGGTACGTAGATGGAGACTACACTCGAATAATTTTGTATTACGAAGACCGGTTCGAAAACTACTTCGCAAAAGGGAAGCCGGAGGATATCGTATCATATACGTCTTTCCAGTTTGATGAGACGGAAAGCGGTACAAACCCGACAGGCATTATACCGGTATTCCATTTCAGGAACAGCCGGCGAGGCTTGAAGTCTGAGTTGGATAACGTGATCCCGATACAGGATGCGATTAATAAGTTGCTCGGCGATATGATGGTTACTGCAGAGTTTAACGCGTTTCCGGCAAGATATATCATCACAAATGCAAATATCGACACGCTGAAAAATGCGCCGAATGAGATTTGGTCTATTCCTGCGGCTATTCGCGCAGATGAGCAAGGAACCTCTGTCGGTACTTTGGAAGCGGCAGACCTATCGAATTACTCGAACCAGATATCCGAGCTGGCAAACAGCATCGCGGTTATTACCCGAACCCCGAAACATTATTTTTATGGGGCAGACGGGCAACCTTCAGGTGAGGCGCTGATAGCGATGGAGGCACCGCTGTCTAAAAAAGCACGCAAAACGCAGCAACTTCTTGATCCGATTTGGTCGGATGTCGGGGCTTATCTGCTGCTTTTGTCCGGCTTCGGGGATGTGAGACCGCAGGATATCACGCCGGTATGGGCACCTGTCGAGAGCATCCAGCCGAAGACGCAGGCGGAGATCCGGACGGAGAACATAAAATCTGGTTTGGCACTGTCTACGGCGTTACGATTTGAAGGAAAAAGTACGGACGAGATCAAGCAGATCATGGATGAGAAGGCGGAGGAAGCAGAACAGCAGTCTACCATGAGTGAAGCTATTCTTAACAGTGTAATTTCAAGGACGGCTCGTGAAAACACCTAAAACCGTTGTCGAGGTTGTCGAGTCCTATAAGGATAAGCTAAATAACAATGAAAAGTCAACGTTATTGAAGCTTGGCAAACAGTGGAATTCTGTCATCAAAAACCTTAACAACGACTATATTGCCGTCGCACAAAAAGCAAGTGAATTATCTGAATCGGGGCAAGCTGTTCCGATTCAGTATATTTATAGTATGAATCAATACCAATATCTACTGGAGCAGGCTAATATCCAGCTCGACGGATACAGCAAGTCGGCAGAAAACATCATAAGTGCATCACAGCGGGACAGTTTACTTCTCGGCATAGACGGAGCGAATGAGGCGACAAAGGCTTTAGTCGGCGCGTCGGTAAAATGGAACATTCTGAACGTAAAAGCATACGAAACCATGATAGGAATGAGCTCGACCGGAGCGCCGCTATATGAGTTATTGAAAGCCAGTTATGGCGATATGGCAAAAGGTATCGCTGAAGCGCTACAAATCGGCATAGTACGCGGGCAAGGCGTAAATGAATTGGTAAAAAACATGATGTCTGCCGGAAACATAAGCTTCGAGCGTTCAACGCTGATAGCGAGGACGGAGATCAACCGCGCTTACCGGATGACGAATATTGAGCAATACCGGAGCACGGGGATTATCAGAGGATTTAGGCGGTATTGCTATAAACCGACGGCATGTTTGGCGTGCTTGATGATGGACGGCAAATATTATTGGATAGATCAGGAACTTGCGGATCATCCAAACGGAAAGTGCACGGCGATACCAGAATTAAATGGCATCGATAGCAGTCCATCGTGGGAAACAGGCAGAGAATGGTTCGAAGGTTTAGATCCAGAAGATCAAGAACGTATCATGGGCAGAAGCTTGTACGCTCTATGGAAAGATTATGGGATAGAGCCAAGCAGCATGGTCTACATGAGGAATGCCGGTGTGTGGGGGAGTGAGCCGGCGATAAAAAGTCTGGAGAGGCTCGGGTTCGCAGGTTTCAAGCCGGCAGCCAAGGGTTATATTTCCCCGACTGCTTATAAAGCTTTCTACACGAAAGAAGAGGCAGATGCATTTTTCCGACCGATCACGAAGGCGTTATGGGATAAGTTAACCCCGGATGAGAAAAACGCTCTTTGGGGTTACACGGAAGGCAGCGGCAAATATAACCGACCTTTACGCGGCTATGAAAAGGTGAGTAATGATCGGATGATTTTTAAAGGAATCGGGAACGTACCGCTTGATGCTGAATTCGTGGAGAATAAAGGAGTTCGCAACCCGAATTATGTTGAAAACATGCACAATGCCATCTTAAAGTCAGAAGGAAGCGACATAAACCTACTTTTGCATCGTGGCATCGATATGGAAGGTGCGGCACAATTTTTCGGCATTCCGAAAGATCACTTCCGGAATCCGGACAATCTCGAGCTGATAAAACAAGAAATATTGGATAAAAAATTCAAAGACACTGCTTTTTTCTCATGCGGGACAACCCTAAACACCGGCTTCATGAACACGGACGTTTCGATCACAGTCAGGGTTCCGGCAGGTACAAAGATGATCTATGCCGAGCCTTTTAGTTATTTTGGTGAGCGAGGATATGCAGGCGAAAGCTGGAATGGCGAAAAAGCAAACCGTTTATCACGGGAGTTTGAGACTATACTTGCCGATGGATATACATACAAAGTTAATAACGTCAAATACAGCGGCGGCGCATGGGACATAACCTTGGAGGTCATGAAGGAGCAGCGAAAAGGATATTTTGAGATGACTAAGGAGGAAATGGATGCAATTAATAAAGCGAAAATCAATAAATGATGACGTGCCGTTAAGCGCTTTTGGTGCATGCGCAGATATAGCATGCAAAACATGCAAGTTCAAAAACACGGGGCGGGAGCCGGTTGGTTTTGACAGAAGCCATTGCCAGTTTTATCCGCAGGACAAGCCGGAGGACATTTACTTTTTTGCGGCGCCGTGTCCATATTATGTGGATGAAAAAGCTTGACAAATAGTGTATAATAGGTTAAAGGATAAAAAAATGACGGAAGAAATTAACTTAAACTCCGAGACGGAGGAATCGAGCGAGACGTTCGAGAGTTGGTACGAGAAGCTTGACGAGAAGAGTCGAGGGCTTCTGGACGGGCATATTCAGGGACTGAATAATTCCGTGAAAGCAACCAGAGCTGAACGTGACTCCTACGCTAAGCAGATCAAAGAATTGACGTCAAAAGCTCAGGAAGGTTCTGAATTAAAGCAGACCTTAGAGCAGATGACGAAGCAGCTCGAAGAAGCCAATCGAAGAAGTGAGTTCCTCGAGAAAGCGGGCGAAGTCGGTTGCTTAAATTTAAAGGCAGCTTATGCGTTGGCTGTGTCTGAAAATCTTTTTCGGCGTGATGGTTCGCCGGATTGGGACGCGATAATAGCAGAGGCGCCGCAGCTTTTTGAACAAAAAGGGTCAGTCCGTACGAAAGCCGGTGCAAACGCCACTTCATCGGCGGCACAAAAAACCGGTGCTTCGATGGATGATCTGATTAGGAACCGTTTTGGAGGGCTATAATGGCTAAATATGATGAAATTATTACGCGGACTAATGTCAGTTCGCTTATTCCTGTTGAAACCTCGAATGAGATCATTCGGGAGGTTCCGCAGAATTCTTTCGTGATGCGTTACGCAACGAAACTGCGGAATATGGCGGCAAAGGAGTCCGTCCTTCAAGTAAATACCGCTCTGCCGTATGCGTATTTTGTAAACGGCGACACCGGCTTGAAACAGACAACTTCCATGGAATGGGAAGGCGTCAAAGTTACCGCCGAGGAAATCGCCGCGATTGTGCCGATTTCGGAATCCGTTTTAGATGATGCCGCAGTCCCAATTTGGGATCAGGTACGACCGGCGCTCATCACGGCTATTGGCAAAGTGATTGATGAAGCCGTAATTTACGGAATTGGTAAACCGGCAAGCTGGCCAGCCGCGATTTGGGATGAAGCGGTCGCTAAGGGTCACACAGTAGATATTTCCGCTAACGGCGGCGATCTATATGCGACCTTGCTCGAGGCAGGCGGGCTATACTCTATGGTAGAAGAAGACGGTTACGCAGTCAATGGGTTAATTTCTCATTTATCTATGAGAGCCAAACTGCGTGGCGTCAGAACCGACTTGGGACAACCGATATTCATCGAAGATATGCGGAGCGCAGTGAATTACTCGCTGCTCGGCGTTCCGATGGAGTTCCCCGATAACGGCATCATGTCAGATCCTACGAAGTTGATGATCGCCGGTGCATGGTCGAAATTAGTTTATTCTATTCGGCAGGATATCACGTGGAAGTTTTTAGATCAGTCCGTGATTTCGGATGCAGACGGTAAAATCATTTTCAACCTTGCACAGCAAGACATGGTTGCATTGCGGGTCACCATGCGACTGGGTTTTGCCGTTCCGAATCCGGTGAGCTATATAAAACCGAGGGAGAAGCGATATCCTTTCGCGGTTTTGACGGCAAACGGTACTTCTTCGAAGTAGAATGTTCAAGATCTTTCGTTTTGCAGATCATCAAGGTAAAGGGCAAGCTTACCGGCTTGCCCTCTTGTCTTATGGATGGCGAGAATCAAGGTATAGTAGAAGCCGGTGCGCTTTCGGGCTTTCCGATTCTGATTGGCGGGAAGAGTTTATCAACCCACTTTTGTACACGAAGACGCCGGTTTTCCTATATCCGCATGCTGCCAGACCGATGGTTCAGTATGATGGAATCTTAACACCGAAACCTGTAACTGCTATGTTTACGATTGCCGAAGGCGGGGTTGAGCTGATGAAAATGATCAGTTACCCGTATCCAGTTGAAGCCGTAGGCTGGACATATACTGAGGTCGGCAACTTTCAACCACTTGACAGGGAGCCGGAGAACATTCTTTTTGCACCGATTCATCCCAATGCCAATGGCTATTTGAACCAAGTAGACAAAGATTTGAACCGAAAAACCTTTGATGCGCTGGAAAAATATACCAAAAAAGCCGGTATAAAGTTGAAGGTACGCTATCTTAGGTCATGGGAGCTAAACGGTTTACCCGACCCGGAGGAATATCCGGATGTCGAGTGGATTTTTGCTAAGCCGAACGGATCCACGGTTGATATTCGTCTTTCTGATGTGATCGTTGCGCATCAGACTTTCGCGTATATGTCGATCGCTATCGGCAAACCGACGCTTATGTTCGGTGAGGATATACCACCTCGATCGGGCAACACCGAAGAAGGTTTCGAGTACGTCAAAAATTGGGACAAATACAAAAACTATCTTGCTTATCCGCTTGATATCCTGAATAACAAAAAATCGGCGGGCGGCATGCCGGTGGCAGAGTGGATCAAGATGGCTTGTACTACGGATGAACCGATAAGAGAATGGAAGCAGCGGTTCATCGGCAAACCGTTTAATCAGAAGAATTTTGTACAGCGATTAGAATCGTATCTACAGGAAGGACGCTATGACCG